ATGATTTGGGCGATTTTTTATCATCCGTCAATTAAAGAAACTGGCGATCTGCCAACTAAGATTACTAATAAACTTGATCAATTATGGGAAATTGCCCAAGAATCGATTCGTGAGAATAAGTACCTGCGCGCAGAAAAAGCTCTGCTAACAATCTTACGCGTTGATGAGAAAAATGCCACTGCATATAACCGTTTGGGAATTTTATATGCTAAGCAGAAGGCGTATAAGGACGCTATCGAATGCTTTGAGATTGCTCAGAGTCTCGAGCCAAGCGCTTCCAGCCTTCATAACGTCGGCTTAATTTATTACGAAACAGAGAACTATGAAAAGTCGTCTCTAGCATTTGAGCAGGCATTGGAAATGGAAGATGATTTGGCTGCGCGCTACATCGCTTACGCCAAAGTTCAGGAAAAAATAGGGAACACGAAGAAGGTTATTAATGCACTGGAAAAGGCTGTTGAGCTGGAGCCGATTCCTCAAACCCTGAAGATCCTAGCGGAAGCTTACGACAATGCCGGACAGGCTGAATTAGCTGAAGAATTACGTAAGAAAGCTACAAAAATGATCGCTCCTGTGGCGTCGACAAATAGTAAAACTGAAGCACCACGCCCACGCCAGCAGCGCAAAATACATCAACCACGAAAAATAGTTATGTAGGCTCTTGTCACGGAGAGAAAAAATTGATAAAATAAATTCAGTTGCCGCTTTAGCTCAGTTGGCTAGAGCAACGGTTTTGTAAACCACCGCCTTTATGGCGGTTCTTTTTTTATCTACATCACGAAAGTGGTGTTTTTTAATTTCCACGAGGTTGTCAAATGCGTATCTGATAGCCTCGTGCAGAATTAACAAACTGTACTATTACGATTACGTAAGCGACACCGCAAAAGAGCGTACGACGAAAATTATACAAGCGTGACAGATTGCTCAGGTTCAGGCGTAACACGTGTAGAAGTTAGTATTTTAACAATTTGGAATTAGTGGGTAGCGTCGAGCGGTTTGATAGCCGCTAGCACATTTTTAATTCAGCTGGCGTTCGATGGGTTAAGTTTTATTACAACTTTGTAGTTCTTGTTTATTTTCGAACGCTCAGCGCTGCTCACTACAGGTCTCCCACACCTGCGCTAAAAAGTGGGCAGTATAAAGCAAAAACCGCTCGAAAGAGCGGCTACAAAGCCATTATATCAAATGGCAGATTGAGAGTAAATATGAAAATTAACGTAAAGCAAATTAGAGCAAGTTATCGCTTTGATTTCTTTGATAACGAGTGGTACTGCAACCACGACAACCTAGAAGTAATTCAACCTTGCTGTTCAGGTAAAGAAGCTGAGTGGTGCGGTTGTCAGGGCGAACCTGAGTTTTATTGTCCAAATCCAGATTGTGACGGAATTGAGGACGAAGTTGTAAACATATGTGCTAGAGAGGAGTTAGTACAATGTCTAGCTTAAAAGAGAATAAAGAAAACAAAAAACAAAACAAGGAGAAGAAAATGAAAAAACTTAATATTGAAACTATAAAAACTATCATCATCACGATTTTAATTACAGGAATTATCGCTTTTATCGGCGGTATGCAATATCAAAAGAACCAGACTGAACAAGTCAAAACTGAAGCTGCAACAATCGTCAAGAATGTCAAGGTTGAAGTGTCAAAACAGTAGCGACGGAGAAGCGGCAACCGTTGCTACCACAAAAAGCCGCAAGGGTTGAAGCCTCGCCTGCACCTCAAAAAGCTATGGAGAAAGCCGGTGTAGGCGGCTGCGACAGGTTTCAACCTTTACTTGAAAAATACGATTGGGACGTGCGAATTATGAAAGCCATTATGCAAGCTGAAAGTTCGTGTAATGAAAATGCTACAGGTGATACAAGCCTGACATTTACACAGAACGGAAGAACATATGGCTATTCAGTTTCTCTATTCCAAGTAAGGATTTTACCTGGTCGAGAAGCCTGCGATTCGCACAACCCAGAAGTAAACATCGACTGTGCTTATCACGTGTGGAAATCCCAAGGATATAAGGCGTGGTCAGTTTACACAAATGGAAGATATTTAAGATTTTTATAGAAAGGAGGCGCGATGAGTGAATTATACAAAGCCTTACAAGAGTTTCGTAAAATAACACCGCTAGTAAAAGCCTCAAAAGAGAACCCATACTTCAAAAGCAAGTACGCAGATTACAATGTTGTAGTTAGTGAGACGCGAGAAGACTTAGAGAAATGTGGATTAATGGTTAAGCAAACAGTCAGTCATATTGACACTAAAACGGCTATTAGGACAAAGCTTATTCACCTGGAAAGCGGTGAGGTGCTTGAAGATGTTGCACCAGTTGAAAGCGCGCCTAATAATCCACAAACACAAGGCTCAGGTATCACTTATATGAAGAGATATTCATACATAGCAATGCTTGATTTACTTGTCGATACTGATGACGACGGTAATCTTGAACGCAAGCTCAAAGAAAGAACCGATAAAGAGTCTGCCGATTTAGCTACTGCTGAAACAGCCTTACGAGCTTGTAAAACTCTAGGTGAATTGAAAGAGAAGTATATTGAGATTCTCAAAGCTAATCCAAAGCTATCACGTGAGCTTGTCGGCGTTAAAGACGAGATAAAGGCAAAGCTAGGAGGTAACGAATGAAAATCCTAGACATTGAACAACGAAGTCAAGAATGGTTGGATTTTCACGAAGGCAGGATTTCAGGCTCATCAGCTAAAGATTACTCGTCAGTTCGATATATACCAAAAACCGAGCTGGTTGAATTCGCTGAAAGTAAAGGCTATGAGTTTCCGAAAAATCTGACCATGGATAATATCCGAGCAATGCTTACTGAAGATGAATTGAATGAACTTTATGCGAATGTTCAAATAAACGATTCAATCTATAAGCTAATTGCTCAACGAATAGCTAAACCAATTAATCCAAACGATTATGCAGACAGAATACCAGAAGGAGCTACTTATTCAGCTATGCTGAGAGGTCAAATCCTAGAAGAGGAAGCTAGGGAGCTGATTTCTGAAAAACTTGGTAAGAAGATTATCCCTGGTCGAGTTTGGCAATCTGAAGAAAACGAATATATGATTTGCTCACCAGACGGCGAAATTGTAGACGATACAGGAAAAGTCTCAGAGGCTGTAGAAATCAAATGCTTAGATAGTTGGAAAGTAGTCAAAGCTTACTATGAAAAACACCCGCCACTTGATTATGAAGCCCAGATTATTCAGTACTTCTTAGTAAATGAAAATCTACAAAAACTCTATTTCTGTATTTATTCAGATGTATTCACGAATCCAGAATTAGGGTTACAGATATTTGAATTAAAGCGAGAAGATTATCGAGAAAAAATCGAGCTAACTGGCAGAGTGCAAAACGCCACTCTTGGATTAGTTGAAAGAGAAGTCCAAAAATTAATGTTCTAAGGAAAGGATAAGGGGTATGACGGACGAAGAATTGAAGAATATGAAATTAAGTGAGGAAGATTTGAAAGAATCAACATATTTTACTGAGGGTGTTCACGCTGTAACAATCACCGAAGCTACTTTTGAAAAAAATGCAAATGATAAAGTATTCCTGAATGTGAAGGTTCAAGGTACAAACGGCGAACAAGGCGATGCACGATTATGGTTTACTGGTGCGGCAACGCCTTTTTCTGTTGATAAAATCCGCAAGATTTTTGTACATAATGCAAAAGACGATGAGCAGAAACAGAAGATTCGTGACTTTTTCAAATCTATGAAAAGTCTATATGAAATGTCTCAACTAATTCAGAAATTGCCAGGAAAATCTTGTTGGTACACAATCCAAAAAACAGAAGAGACATATATAGATAATAACGGTGACGAGAAATATCGATATGAGCGAAATATCTGGGGATATGAGCCAAAGCTGAAGAGTAAATCTGGAAATATTGCTGAAGACATTGACCTTAGCGAGCCTGTCGATTTGAGCGAAATACCTTTTTAGGAGGTTAAATGACGAGAAGAAAAAAAGTCTATCTTCTCGAAACTGACAACGGGTTTACAATCCGAATTGTAGACCCAGACATCAGTTTTATGAGGAAGTTTAAGTGGACGTTTATAGATAACAATTTAGTAATCTCACGAAGATTGAGTCGGGGGGAAGAGAATGACTTCACAGAGATTAAGGGACGTAAACAACTGCACAACGTACATCGTAAAAAACGAAACGCTAAGCAGAAATTTTACGACAAGGAAAGAAGCTCGAGATTTTAGAAAGAAATCTGGCGGTACTATCCGTAAAATAACAACTTTAGACGGTTTCATCACCGAGGACAAATTAATATGGTAACCGTCAAAGATTTATTCAAAAAAGAGCGAGAGGCGTGGCTAGAAGAGGCTCGTACAACCGCTAAGAAACTATTAGAGGATAAATCGCTCATCACGATTGAAGATGTCTTAAAAGAGTGTCCTCGCCCTGAATACATCCACAGGAACACTACAGGTAAAGTCTTTAATAGTGACTTTAAGCCTGTTGGCTGGAGAAAAAGCGAACGACCGGTTATGAATGGTAGATTTGTAAGAGTTTGGCGGCTAGGAGAATAGCGTGGCGAGTCGAAAACTAATTCAAAAAGCTGATAGGATTTTCTCAAAATATATACGAATGAGAGATTCTGAAGATGGATTCTTTACTTGTTGTTCGTGTGGTCAGAGAAAGCCATTTGAACAGGCTGACGCTGGACACTTCATAAATAGAAGATGGATGGCTCTAAGATACGATGAGCGAAATGTACACGCTCAATGTAGATCGTGTAATCGATTCGACGAAGGAAATATGATTGGCTACACAAGATTCATGCTTAAAACTTACGGCGAAGATATCGTTGACCTATTAGAAAGTATGAAAAAGCCCTATAAATGGACGGACGGAGAGCTGGAAATCTTAATTAAAGACTTAAAAAACAAAGGACAATAAATGTTTATTTTAATTTGGATAATAATCGTCATGTTCTTGCTAATTTTCGTAGCAATCTCAGAATACGAAATAGCTAAACAAGATGAAGAGTGGATGAAAGAGGAGGAAAAGAAATGGAAAAAGAAGTAATACAACCTTATTACGAGGATGACTATCAATCGCTAGATGAGGTCGACACAGTAGATTTACTAGAGATGAAAGAGGGTGCGTTAAACGACCTGAACGAGAGTGAACGCACTATTCATCGAATTAACCAGATATTAGCTAGTCGTGCGATCTACGCCACGCAACTGGAGCTATTTTAAGGAAAAATATGAAACGTTATAAACTACTGAAAGATTTACCAACGTTCAAAGCTGGACAGTTAGCATATATCTCTAAAACGGGAAATCTTATTGCTGGTACTCCAGAAAACCAAAAGACCACAGAAACGGGCTTAATAATAATGATTTATCACGAAACTACCCTGAAAAAGTTTCCGAATATTCTTACAGAGTGGTTCGAGGAAATAAAAGAACCGACAGATAGTATTCACTGGAAGCCAAAAATAGGCGAGAAATACTTTTATATTGATGAGTACGGAAATGTAGAGCGGGAAATCTGGGACAACGACGGCGTAGATAATGAGATTATGGCTATGGGCTTTGTCCGCCTAACTTCAGAAGAGGCTACAGAAGCCCGCGACCGAAGGCTAGCAGAAGTTAGACTACGCCAGACCTCAGACTTTGAACCAGACTTTGCGAAGGGCAAGGGCGGCTGGGTAGTCTGCTATGATTATCTAAATAAAAAGATAGACTGTTTTGACAGTATCTGGAATGACTCAGGCGAACCAGTGCGCTACGCAACCAAAGAGGACGCTAAAAAATCTATCAGAGAAAACAGAGAAGACTGGTTAACATATTTTGGAATTAAGGAGGAAGAATAATGGCTGGCAATAGGACTGGAGGCTTAAAAGCTGCACAAAAAAACCTAGCAAGCAACCCGAACTTTTATGCAGAAATCGGACGAAAGGGTGGCTCTGCTACATTTGCAAGCCACGGAAGTTGTAAAGGATTTTGCTCAAGACATTGAATGCGACTGTGACTTAATAGAAGGCACTCACTTCGTAAAAAAGTGCGCTGGAAAAAGAGGCGGTCGCATAAGCAAACGTAAATAAACGGGTACAAATTGTACCCAGTAGAAACCAATTTCCCCACTTGGGAAAAATGGTTTAGAACATTAACAATTCAACCGTAGAACTGGCGGCATAATCTGAGGAATAAAGCTGGGTTCCCGAACGGGAGTAAGCCGAAAAGCGAGAAGTCCTTTGCTCCGTGATTGTGCTGTCAACTGGACAGATGACTATTTTTGCCCACCCAGGTCGTCTGCCCAACTGGCAACATCAAACCTTAAAGTAATTAACTCACTTAATGATATACAAATTGGTGTTGTCAATTGGCTATATAAGTGGCTCGAAAGCGCTATTCTCAGGTTGGCGTTGCAACCTCACTGAGACCCGCAACTAGAGCTAGAAAAGTAACTGCTGACTTTGCAACTTGAGCAGTGAAGATGTGACTATACGAGTACTGAAACGACGCTACAGTAGCATTATTGCTAACGTGTGAAGGATTGAAGCCTCTCGTCAAATCATCACCTTATATAGCCAACCAGTTCTGCGGTTGAGGATGGTTTTGACCGAACAAGAAAGGAAGATTATGAATAGTTTACCCGCGGGTGATAAAATGGAGAACTTTATTATAGCTTTTGATGTTGACGGAACTTTGATTAGTAATATCAATGAAAATGTTGTACAAGAACGACGAGTACATGGTCAAGTTTACCCATTTGATGCCGCGAATACTCAAGTAGTAGAGTTTCTTATTCTTTGTTCCCGTATGTTCAAAAACGTAAAGGTGGTTGTCTGGAGTGCTGGTGGTCAAGAATATGCACAACAATGGGTTGAACGACTACAGCTTGAGAAATATGTGTGGCGAGTTTACTCAAAAGGTGAGTATGAAAAGTTACGTAGCCTTCACAAGGTCATTGCCATAGATGATATACAAAGAACCAGACTTGGAAACGTAGCCAACCTAATTGTAAGGATGAAATAGCAAATGTCAACTAAATCACTAGAGAAAGGAAATGACAATGCGTGATATCAAATTTAGAATCTGGGACGGAGCTAAAAATGAATGGCTTGCCTCAAGTAACAAGGACGCTCTGCCATATTATGGATTTGCCTTGGTCGGTGAAGTTATGACTGTCCAATCACCACCAATTTGGTCACTTGATGAAGGTAATATTGTCGAGCAATTCACAAACCTAAAAGACAAGAATGGTACAGAAATCTACGAAGGGGACATCCTTATAGACGACGCTGGCGAGCCTGTCGAATACTGGGCGGTCAAGTTTTCTGAGGGCGGCTTCATAGGCGAATGTGCAGGTGTGACTGAGTGCCTTTTTGAATTAACAAACCTAGAGGTCGTCGGCAATATTCACGAAGACTCTAAATTAGTGGAGGAGAAATAATATTTGAGTCGATGAAAAAATCAATTGAAAAACAAAATGAACTGCTTGAAGAAATCTTGCAAAGAGGCAGTTTAGAAAGTGTATTAAAAGATGTAAATCCTGTCGAACCTAGTGCCACGTCTTTACATATGGACCCGTATAATTATGACGAAACAAAGAGGTGTGTGAATGGTAATATCAGTGAACGTATTCTGGAAATCGTAAGACTGTATGGAGAAGTGAAATATTTGAGTGAGGTAATTCTAAGGCAGTACGAAGTCTTCAAACGCACTAAACAGGAGGCTCCGAACGGTGTTGTGAACGAAGATATAGACAACTTCATTAAAAGATATGAGGAGCATAAGAAATGAAAGACTTAGAATACATAGAAGAATGCATTAAGAACAGAAAGAATGATATATCAGACCTCAATATTAAATATTATGTTAAACCCGACGGGAAAGGTGAATGCTGGGTTAGACTCTATATGAAGGACACAGAAAGTGTTGAGTTCATCGTCAGGTGTAGCAGTTTCGAAGAAGCTATTTATAAAATTGCAAACTTGTGTAGAAGGGGATATAGATCCCGATAGCGAAATGAGAGATACCATGTGTTATAATCAAAACATAAACATAATAAAAACAAAAAAGGGAAATATGCCAAGTATAACTGTAGATTTCAAAAAGAGTAGTCATGATATAGATGTCGACACATATATCGCTACACTTCGCTCTTTGTCTATTATCGCAAAAGAAGTCAATTATAAGATCAATAATCGTAGTGACATACAGCTTAATCTTGTTGCACAGAAAGAAGGAAGTTTTGAAGCTGTCATAGAATTTATGTGTACTGCCGGTCCGATTGCTATTCAGACTGCTCAAGAAATCTTATCTACAATCAACACTATTATTGAGTTGTATAAAATTAAAAAGACTTTGAGAGATACAAGTGATGCTAAAGTTATCCAACAAGAAGACAACAAAGTCCAGGTTATAAATAACTTTGGTTCTATGATCGTTAATCAACCAACATACGTTATCTATAATGAGAATCAAACAGTTCAGGACGCTTTAGCCAGCACGGTCTCAAAAGTATCAAAAGACGATTCGGTGGACGGGTTGGTGTTTAATTCATCATCTAACGATAGCGTAGAAATCGACCGCAGCGAGTTTGAGCCTCTGTCTCGAAAAATGACTGTTCAGTCAAAAGAGGCAGAGGACGAAGTAGTACCAGCTACTCTTGTGATAGTAAAGCCAGTATTAGATAAATCGAATAATAAATGGACGTTCTTTAAGGGTACAGAGAAAATACAGGCAGATATCCAAGATAGTGATTTCTTGGACACTGTAGTCAGCAGAAAATGCAGTTTTACAGCAGGAGATCGTCTTATGGTAGAACTGCGTATTCAGAATAAATATGATGAGCAATTTCGTATGTATATACCAAAGAAGTATTCTGTACTTAAAGTCAAAGACCACATTACAGGAGACGAAGCGGTACAGATGGATATGTTGCAGTAAACTATAGACAATCTGTCTATATAATAATATAATTAAATTAACACGGAACTACTTGCTCCGTGTTAATTTATTTCTTTAACAATTGGGAGTTGCTAGGTGGCGAAAGTGACTAGAAGAATAGACTACATACCGATACGCGAAGTATCTAATTTAACAGTCATATTCTACAGTCATGAAGCTATTTATGTATGCGATAGAGAATGTGTGTATGTATTTCATCGCTGGTTTGTCTACGACAGAACTTCATACAGTCGCAGTTTCTCTCCTTTTCGTAGGTTTCTAATGGAACGAAAGAAAATAACTATCCAGGAAGTCTTCGAAAGGGCGAATAAATACGATTTAGCCATTCAAAAAGCAAGAGGGTTGCCTGATTTAACTAATAGGAAAGTGAGGTTTGTGCGATGAAGACAAAAGTTATTAAAGTCTATCAAAAAGAATGTGCAAGTTGCGGTCATTACAAAGCACAGATGGAACGACTTGAGGAATACGCTATGAACAATGGACAGGTAGTTCAGGTCATCCGAACACCTCTAAGTGAAAGTTTTTATAAAGAAGCGGCTGCCTGGAGATTACCACAACCTTTTTGCGTTATTGACAATAAAGCCTACCCATTAGGCAAATTACCAGGAGATAAAGAATGATAACTCTAGCTGGATTTACCATTGCTTATTTATTAACTGCTACGTCAGGTCCGTTTGATATATTTAGTAAATTACGCTCGATACTGCTGAAAAGAAAAGTGCGTGTTTTAGAATGTATGGTTTGTACTGGTGTGTGGACAGTAACATTGATATGGATATTATCAATGACAGACTTTAGTTATTTGTTGAAGCCGATTTCGGCAATAGGTTTAGTAATAATTTTAGTGGAGGTAATAAAATGACGGCTGAAAAGATATCTCGTCAATATGTTAACTTGTCAAAAATCAAGTCAAATCCAAATAATCCAAGAATTATTAAGGACGATGCATTCAAGAAGCTTGTTCAATCTCTGAAAGATTTTCCAGAAATGATTGAGGCGCGTGAAATTGTCGTGAATAAGGACATGATGATACTTGGTGGTAATATGCGCTATCGTGCAGCTAAAGAAGCTGGCTTAACAACAATACCTGTAAAGATTGTAGACTGGAGCGATGAGAAGCAGCGCGAATTTGTCATTAAAGACAATGTCAGTGGCGGTGATTGGGATTATGATTTGTTAGCAAATGAGTGGGATGGAGAGCAGCTAGATGCGTGGGGGTTAGACTTGCCTGTCATGCTCAACGATGTAGACATCACAGAAGACACTCCACCGCCAGTAGAAGATGATTCTCCTGCTGTTTCTGAGGCTGGAAAAGCATATCGTCTTGGTCGACACATTTTATACTGTGGTTCGTTTATGGATATGGATAGATTTTTCGAAAGTCCCGCTGTGGCATGCGTAACAGATCCTCCGTACGGAATTGGATATATCGGGGGCGCACGTAGACGCAGAAAGAAGATTGCTAACGACAAAATGTCTGATGATGATTTTCGTAAATTCTTAGACGACGTGGCTAGTAGTATTAGTCGTAATGTTTCGGGGGGGGTATTGGCGTTTATGTCCCCTCTTAAACTAGATGATTTTCGCACCAGTTTGGAGCTTGCTGGGTTGGTATGGAGGAGTTATATTATTTGGGTGAAGAACAGGTTCACTCTTGGAGGGTCAGACTTCCAGCACCAATTCGAGCCGATACTCTATCATGTTTTAGACGGAAAGTATGACGCAGAAAGTGGTGACGAATCTGCTGCCGAAATGGCTATATACGGAGATATAAACGACCGCAGAGCATGGAACGGTGGGCGATCTCAGTCTGACGTGTGGTTTTTTGCTAACCCAAGTAAAAGTAAAGACCACCCAACCATGAAGCCTGTTGGGCTAATGGCGAAAGCTATCCTATCCATATCGAAAGCCAAAGATGTTATTTATGAACCTTTCGCAGGCAGTGGATCAACTCTGATTGCTTGTGAACAGACAGACAGAACCTGCGTGGCTTCAGAATTAGAGCCAGCCTATGTTGATGTTGTAAGAAAGCGGTGGCACAAGATAATTACCGGCTCCGAGGAGGGCTGGGAAGAAGCTACACCAGAGATTGAATTGTAAAAAAGGAAAGAGAGGAATAGTATGATTGAAAAAGTAAACCCTACACACCCTGACAAAGTAGCAGACAGAATAGCTGGTGCGATAGTCGACCTGGCGTATCAGAAGGCAGAGAACCCGAAGATTGCAGTTGAAGTGCTAATTGGTCACAAAAAGGCTTTTATTGTCATTGAGTCGAACGTTAACATCAGCAACGAAAGTATTCATGACATTGTATACAGATTGTCAGAGATTTCATCCGTGGAGGTCATTAGCGTACCCCAAGATGTTGAGTTAGCGCGTACCCAACACGAGAGGTTGCGTGCGGGCGATAATGGGATATTCAAGGGGATTCCAACGAACTCTGTCGTAAAAGAGCTCTCTGATCTTGTTAAAAAGTTATTTAATGATTATCCGACTGATGGTAAGTATATTCTCGACGATGGTCGGTTGATAGTCTGCCAGTCGCATGCCTCATCAGCAGATTTGAGAGAACGACTACAGGCACAATATACAAACCTAGTCATAAATCCTCTCGGAGACTGGACTGGAGGACTAGATGTTGATACTGGTGCTACAAATAGAAAGCTCGGAAGCGATATGGGCGAAGCCGTAACTGGTGGCGGCTTGCATGGCAAGGATTTAAGCAAGGCGGATGTGGCTGTAAACATTTACGCATATCTGAAGGCTCAGCAGACGGGCGAAGTAGTAAATATTAGTTGTGCTATAGGCGACGAGATGGTTGATGGGCTACCCTATTCTGAAATAGTTGAAATTGCTAGAAAGTACATTGAAGGCGTTGGTGGTTTTGAGAAGTTCGCCGAATGGGGACTTGTGTAGGCAATAAGGAGGAATGATATGACAGCAGAAGTCCCTAGAAAGCAACGCAAACCGTCGGTTGGTAGGAATGGAGTTCCAACGCCACCAGGATTTGAAGCACACCCAGAACGTCGTCATAATGGCGCCTGGAAGAAAACAGAAACCGCACGCTATAAATTGGAGCAGATGATAAAGCTTACAGAAGATGAACTGCGTAAAATCGCTGAAGACGAGAATAAGAGTCTGTTCGAGCGTAAATTGGCTATAGCTATAAGAAAAGCTCAGTGGAAAGAGATTGAGGCGATGATTAACCAGGTTTATGGCACGCCAAAACAAACCATCGAGCAGACTAATATTGAAGCGCCAAAACCGCTAGAGGATTTATCAAAGAAAGATTGATGTGTTCGGCAAGACCTCTACTTACTATAAAATTAAACGGCTCAACAAGCGTATTCGTATTGTTCAAGGCGGTACGAGTGCTGGCAAGACAATAGCTATACTATTACTTTTACTTGAATATGCTACGAAAAACCCAGGCAAAATAATAACCATCGCAAGTATTAACTTACCTCATCTTAAGAGAGGTGCATTGCGAGACTTCAAGAATATACTCACAGCTAATAATTATTGGCAGTACTACAGAATCAAAGAGAACAAATCAGATTATACTTTTACTTTATTTAATGGAACGATGTTTGAGTTCGTGTCCCTTGATGACGATAAAGCTAGAGGTCCTAGGCGAGATGTCCTATTTATCAATGAGGCTAACTTAATCAGAGAAGATGCGTTCAATCAGCTAGAGGTTCGTACACGTGAGTTTATTTATCTTGATTACAACCCAACAGCAGAATATTGGGCGCATGAACTAGTAGGACGTGATGACGTCGATTTCGTTATCGTAACCTATAAAGACAATGAAGCACTTGAAGATAGTATTATTGCGACAATTGAAAGGCGTCGCTCTAACAAGAACTGGTGGAAAGTCTACGGTGAGGGACAGATTGGTGAATTGGAAGGACTAGTATTTCATGGCTGGCAATCTATCAACGAGATACCTGAGCACGCTGAACTAATAGGTTATGGATTAGACTTCGGTTTTACGAACGACCCAACAGCACTTGTTTGTGTTTATCGAGAAGCCGACGGATATATCCTTGATGAGAAGCTTTACAGTACAGGTTTGTTTAACAAGGATATCTCAGAGGTTATTCATAGAGAAGGATTGGCTGGCGTGCTAGGAATTGCGGATAGTGCCGCGCCTAAAGACATTGCTGAGCTTGTAGAACTGGGCTGTACGGTTAAAGGAGTAACTAAGACTAGTGGTGATGTCAAACAGACATATAGGCAATGGAGTGTTAATAAGATGAGCGAGCTTAATATTAAATACACAAAGAACTCAATCAATCTACAGAAAGAATATTTAAGATATATGTGGGCAACTGATAGATCGGGTAAAAGTCTGAACGTACCACAAGACGGTGATGACCATGCCTTAGATGCCGCTAGGTATAGGCTTACCGAGATGTTTATTCCACAGATAGAGTACGGTGGCGTACGATAGGTAGCGATAATAGTATTATGAATTTATTGTCACTTTTTAAGCCAAAATCTCAAGTAAAGGTTGAGGGCATTTCTTCGTTAGCTAATTTTAATACAGGAGACTGGTATAGTCGCTATTGTGCAAGTAAGTACGATTCCGCCTATCCAAATATTCAAGCGATTGCTAATGAATTTATCACTATCATGCCAAAAGCCATCGACTCGAATGGCAAGACCGTACAGAACAACCCAATTCTTAATGCGCTCTATCATCCTAATCAAGCAGATGATTTCGTTTCATTCAGTGAGAAGCTTATTGTTTCTACTTTAGTAAATCGAAATACTTTTATTTTAGTTTGGGCAAAAGAGAACGGTAGCGCCGTAAAGACTACTAATTATGGGTTCAAAGGTCAGAACATTGCTGGATTCACGTTCCTAGAGCATCCAAGTATTACACGCCGTGACAATAAGACCTACTATCAAGTAGGGGCTGAGACTTTTACTGAAGATCAAGTCATTGTAATCTCTGGAGGTGTTGACCCAAGTAACTTATACGCTGGATACTCACCAACTGAAGCCGCTACTCAGTGGATTACACTAGATGATTATATTGCTGACTTCCAACGTGGTTTCTTCGAGAATAATGCGATTCCTGCTGGTATGTTTGTTGTCGCAGCTCGTACTGCTCGTGAATATAACGACATGGTTGATTTGTTGGAATCTCGACACCGAGGCGCTGGCAAGAATGGTAACGTTACATATTCTCACCGTCCAATCGACCCGACAACAAACAAGCCTGCTGAAGCACAGATTCAGTGGATACCATATGCACAATCTCAAAAAGATATTGATTTTGCGGCTGTGTTTGAACAGGCGAATAAGCGAATTGACATGGCTTATGGTGTTAGTCAGATTATTAAGGGAGTTGACGACCAAGCTAAATACTCAAACGCTGACGTTTCCGAACGTGGATTTGCTAAGCGTGTTGTCTATCCACGAGCGCTTAAGATCTACTCTCGTTTAACACATGAACTTAATCGAATCACTGGTGGAATTGGTGTTGCTATTACTTTTGATTATGAAATCCCTGAGATTGCTGACCGCAAAAAGGTAGAAGCGGAAGTGATGGCGACTAACACAGATACTATATTAAAGCTAGTTGATAAAGGCTACGAATTAGATTCTGTTATTGACGCGCTCAAACTGCCACAGAATTACAAGCTGCTTAAACTAGGCGAGAATAACAATACCGAAATAGAAAACGACAAGCCTCAAGTTGATGAGGGCGGCGAAGTGGAGAAAGCTCCAGACCCACGCACAGTAGGCGCGCTTAAAGCCGAAGCCTCTGAGTACGACAAGCTGTATAATATTGCGAAGAGTTTTATGCAGAGCCGTGTTGATGAAGCCATTCAAGAATTAGGAATTCAAAACGAAGCTGAAGACGACAAGTTAGAGCGTTTTATAGAAGACTCATTAGCGTTAATCACTCTATTACTTATCTCTAGTGGTACAGATCAATACAAAAAAGGCTTAGACATGGTTAAGAGCGCAGGATTAGACACTGAAAGCACTGACGAGTTTGTTCTATCTGATACTGCTAGAGCGGATTACCGTTCACATCTTACACGAGTAGCTAAATCATATGATGATGAAACTAAAAAGGTTATCAACGATACACTAGAGCGATCACGTCTTGATAATTTAAGCGAAAGTCAGACAAGAGACTTACTGAGGGATATTATGAACACTGACGAATACAGAGTTGCTCGATTGGCTCGCACTGAGATACAGCGCTCTGAGAGTGTTGGCGATGTAGAGGCTATGAAACAGCTCGAAGCTGAAACAGGAGCAGAAATTGAGAAAACTATAAATCATCCAGTTGGTGCACATTGCCCAGAGTGTAGAGCGATGGAAGGAATCTGGAAGCCTGTTGCTCAACCGATGATTAAGCTTAATGAAGCAATAGAAACAGACAGCGGCACATGGGTAAACGATTATGAAGAAAATGTTGGCGGACCTATTCATCCTAATTGTGGTGGTCGCCCGAAATTCAGGATTAAGCAATGATAAAGATAAACTGTAAGTACTGTGGTAGATATTTGTTTGAAGCTGTTACTTCTACTGCTATACAGGGTTTAATCTGCCCAAACTCTAAATGTAAAGCGAAATTGAATATTAAAGTTATATTCGCGACTGACTGCTCTGACAAGATAAAACAGCTTGTCTTCACTGAAGATGAGAAGCTGCCTCGCACTCACGATAGCACCTCATAATGAAATTAAGGCAATGCTCATTTGAGCGCCGAATAATAACCTTAAAAAGGAACGCTAATGGATAAATTCTGGAAGTGGGCGAAAGCTGAAGCCTCAAACGAGTTAATTATCAACGGCACTATCGCTAGTGAGAGTTGGCTCGAGGACGACGTTACGCCAAAACTTTTCAAAGAGGAATTAGCTGCGCGTACAGGCGACATTACAGTGAGGATTAACAGTCCTGGGGGTGATGTATTCGCTGGTGTATCGATTTACAATATGCTCCGTGAATATAATGGGCGTGTTGTAGTGAAGGTCGATGGACTAGCCGCGTCTATAGCGTCTCTCATAGCAATGGCTGGCGACAAAATCGTTATGCTACCTGGTGCAATGATGATGGTTCACAAGCCGTGGACAATCGCGTCAGGCAACGCAGACGAGCTAGGGCGAGCTGTTGAGATGTTAGAGAAGACTTGCGAGAGCATGATTCCAGTTTATGCGAGCCGAACAGGACTATCTGAAGAAAAGATAGAAGAACTGTTAGCCGCTGAAACATGGATGACTGCCGCTGAAGCTGTGGAGCTTGGATTTGCAACCGAAGCAGTAGAAGCAAAAACAAGCTTGTCTGACGCTATGAAAGCTGCCGCTAGCTATACCTCAATCGTGAAAGATGCTTGCTTAGCACCGGCTATGGCAATCGCTACACGAGTAAAAAGCGAGAAGGTCGCGGAGGAAACGACCGAAGAACCTACTGACGACACACCTGAGACGCCAGTAGAAGATAAATCAGGTAAAGAAGAGGAGAACGAAATGAACGAGGAAATCGCAAAGGCTCAAATCATCGAGCCAAAAGAGCAGGCAGAGGTTACGACAACCCCTACTGTTAATGACTATCTAAAAACTCAAGCATCAGTGCGAGATTTTACACAAGTATTGATGGCAAACGCTGGTCGTACTTTTAATGACGTTAAGAGCGCTTGGCAAGATGTTTTGGTTAAGAATAACTTGACCGACAAAGAGTTTTTCAAATTGCCAGAGCCTGTCGTTTCTGCCATTGAAGACGCTGTAACATCAGGTGAGATCTTCAGCAAATTGAACAAGACTGGTCTAGATGTATTTAAGGTCACTTGGGACAAATCCGACGTCGAAGCTGACACTAGTCGTGCAGGTGGACACAAGAAGGGCGAAAAGAAAGACCAGCAAGTTATTGACTTTGAAAGCCGTACAATCCGCGCAGGCGTGATTTACAAGTACTTGGTATTAGACAAGCAAACTATCCGTGAGAACAAATCAACAGGCGCATTGATGAAATACGTTCTGAACGAATTGCCTACCCGAATTATTCGCGAAGTTGAGCGTGCTGCTGTTATCGGTGACGGTCGTGAGACTAACGACAAGCGCAAGATTACGTCATTTACTTCTATTAAGTCAGACGTAAAAGCAAAGAATACCTTCGGTGATGAGTTGACTATCGCAGCTGGTATGAGCCGCGCTGAAGCTGTAGCCCGAGCTAAGGACATGATCCGTACTGACGGTGAGATTGTTCTTATCGCTAAGAAAGGCTTTGCAACAAGCGCACGCTTTGAAAAGGGTGCTGATGGTAAATACTTGTTCCAGATTGGCGCAAAGGCTGAAGACGTGTTAGACACAGCTACTATTATTGAGCCGACATGGTTTACTGACGCAACTGACCCAGACTACGACGCATATGTTGTCGTACTTGGTGCGTACAAGACGGTTGGTGATACTTCTGTAGAAGCCTTCACTAACTTTAAGCTTGAGACCAACGAAGAAGAGTTCTTGCAAGAGCTTTACATCGGTGGTGGCTTGTCTGGCTTGAAATCAGCAATCGGTTTGAAGAAAGCTTAGTAAAGGGGGAGTGTTGATATATGCAATACAATTTGACTGAACAACAAGTTGAGAGCTATTTACAACGCTCCCTAACTTCATTTGAAAGCGGCAACTTTAATAACCTATTGCGAATAGCTATCAGTAAGCTTGAAGCGTTGATTTGTAGTAAAGTCGGCTATATAGAAGAAGAGCGAACTTTTCAGGGTAGAGACGGAATGAGGTCTGTATTTATTGGTCTTTGTTCTGAGGTTAAATCTGTTAAAGTAAACTCTAATTCAGTCGACTTTACTACTTATCTAGGAGATAACGCTAGTCAGCTTTGCGACAATATAGTACTGAATAAGCCCACAAAACATACTGACGTAATAACTGTTCATGGTGGATTTGGTTTGAAAGTAATTCCTGAAGAACTAGCTCAAGTTATATCTGAACTGTTTTCTGTAAAACTTGCGGGAGGCGACAGGATTACTTCTAAAAAGGTCGAGGACTTCAGTATTACTTACGATAAGACTAGCGAGTTAGACAGGATTATTGAGAGCTATAAGTCAATACTTGATAAATACAGTCAATGTAGTCAAATCACATTACGTTCAGGAGAGATAAGAAATGACCGTATTCGATGTATTTAAGCAAACTCCTTACATTTTCTTGGAGATTACCAAAGGAACGGTGCGTGGCGACCTTGTAAAACACCACACAGGTTTGTCTGGCGTCTTTAAGCAGCGTAGTGGGGTTACGACATCAAACAACATTCAAACAACTGATTCGACCGCGACACTGCATGTAAAGCCTGTCGACTTTATAGACTTTACAAGTACTAACATGTTTGTAGGTCATGGCGTTCAAGTCAATGGAGTTTCTTATCAAATTGTAGGTGCGACTGCTGGCATGAACTTCGACACAGACACATTAGAGCATTACACTCTGACTCTGGAGCGTGCAGATTATGGAGACTACTACGGTGAAGCTCAAGAATAATATTGATGCTTGGCAGAAAATCCAGGCTGTAAACGCTAAAAACAAGAGAAAAGGTATTGCTCAGGCTATAATGTCACGAGCGCAAATGCTAGCACCAGTTGATACTGGAGCGCTAAAACAGAGTGTACGACTGGTTGATAATGGTGATACTACAAGTGTTGTGTTCGGTGGCGGTGATGTACCATACGCAAAGCGTCGCCACTACGAAAACAAAAAGAACCCACAAACGCTGAATTATCTAGAAAAAGCAGGCGAGAGTGTAAAGAAACAAATTGATTTTAAGGGAGGTCTTCGATGAAAGTTTTTTCGCTATCGCTTCTTAAATATCTAGAAAACAACAACTTTGGAGAAATTGATAGAGATTTATTCTGGAATAAGCTCACTCTCGACAGGAAAGGCGTTTATATCTCTGATATAGGCGGCAACCAGTCGAGAGGCGTTCGTCCTACATATTCATTCGAACTCTATTCACGGGGGACAGATGATTTAGACGGATACGAGCGACTCGCTAGAATATCTGAATTTCTATCTAATAAGCTCGGCGTGAGTATATCTCTACCTGAGACCAGTTACACAGAGGAAGGCTTTGATTGTGTGGTTTTCGAATCAATATCAACACCAACGTCTGTCGAAAGGGACACTCAAGGCAGAATGATTTACGCAATAACGGGGCTTGCAAGAGTTAACTAAAAGGAGGAAATATGAACATAGAAGAGTTCAAGAAAGCACTAGCAAAGCAGAATGGACCAAAAGAAGTCTATCTAGGTCAGCTAGTAATCCCACAGGATATGCTGGGAGATATCGCCGTTAAATATGAAGGCGGAACGACAGAAACTGAAACTCAAGGTGGCACGATCCGCCGTCCAAGCGGTCGAGCTGACACGTCAGAAGTAACACTTACTCTTTACTTGGCTGGTCCAGAAAGTGTCAAGGCTGTTTACGCTGGACTATACGAGGCGGCATCAGGTGCAAAACAGACAGTTGGAAGTGTAACCTGGGGTGCTGGAGCTTGTGCAAGTTCTGCAACTACTGTTCCACTACATATTCACCCGGTCTGTGAGGCTAATGACGACTTTGACGTTCACGTATACAGTGTAACGCTACCAGACAGCTTTGATACTACATTTTCAGCTAGTGGAGACGATTCAACTCTAGAATTGACATTCCAGATGAACCGCACAGCTAAGGGCTTCTTCCGCTACGGACCAGGTCTGAAAGACAAGAAGGGCAAGTATGACCCTCAAACTCAGACAGTGAAACCACTTGAGGCGTAAGCTAACTGTGAATAAGAATACCGCTCGTTTGAGCGGTATTTTGTTATCTAATATTTCTTGCGACAGTCTAGTTTCGTATCTTTTTCAACCACATATGCAGCATTGAAATGAACTCGCGGAATGACTACTTGGTATTTTTTTGTAGAATTTGCTGGGACTTTATCAAATGAGTATTCTTTAGTGACTGTAGGATTTGTTTTGTCTGAAGGCTGTAGAGTAATTTTACATGTTGCATTCATGTCTTTGTTTGATGAGTTTGTTAGCTCGAAGTTAGTAACCATATTAGCGACGTCGTATTGTTCTGCGAGTGCGGAAGCCGTGCCTGTTATTTTCCCAGATTGAGAGTCTAGAGCTTGCATTAAAGCACCTGCTATGAGCATAGCTAGAAGCGCAAGACCGATAATTTTAGGTATCATTTTTACACCTTTAGGCTGATATTTCCAGTTCAGGTCTTGTGAGAGTTTCTTATATCTCTTATTGTAAGTTTTTTGGTCGAGCGTTCCGTTGTCAAGCTGCTTTCTTAATGAATGTAGCTTGTCGGCGTCCTCTTGCGACAATTTTTTAATAATTTTTTCGTCCATTTATACATGCCTCATTGAAATTTAATTTAATGATTATACATTATCACATCTTGCGCCAAAAGTCCCTATACTCACGATAAAACTTCAAAATTATAAGATGAAAGGGTAAATAATATGACAATTAAATTAAATCTATCAAAATATCAAGGTTATAAAGAGGTTGATTTTGGTGAACCATACGGAGTATTAAAAGTACGTCCGCTAGGTTCAAATGAAAGCCTAGAGATTAATAAGATTACACGATTATCTGTCAAAGCTATAAATGAGCTAATGGCACTACAGGCAGAAATCCAGAAGATTGACAGGTCAAAGATCAAAGACGACGACAAGAGTGTTGTTGAGAAAGTAGACCGCGGCAACAAGCTTTTGGCAGAGCGTGAAGAGCTTGCAGAAAAAGAGATTGAGATCTATGCTGGCTGTTTCGATGATTCTAAAAAAGCAATGGAGATGTTGGGCAGTCTGTCTAGTTTAGCTATTCAGGATTTGTTTAATGACATTTTTTCTAACCGAGAAAGTAGGCGTAAATAGTGGCAGTAGTTAACTTAAAAGACCTACTTACTCCTGAAGAAAAGGCACGTGTTGAGCAACGATACAAGGAGCGCACTACACGACAAGCTACTGGAGCAAAAGTCGCACCTGAGATGTGGATTATCGCTAAATTGGGCGTATATCTTGGCTGGGGCGCTGTCGAAGCAGTGAAGCGTGGGTATATTGAATCATTCGAAAAGAATGGTGGCAGTTTTGAGAAAGTATTAGTTCCGTTCACTTTAGACGAAGCTTTGATGCTAATTGATGCCGCAGACGCTGTACATAATCAAATGACTGCTAAGAATCAATCAGCGACTTATTATGCGACTGCTGGTGCGTTTTCCAAAGAGGGTTTTAGCGCGTTAGAGAAAGATTTGAAGAAGAGGTCGGAGATAGCATTCGATGAGTAACGTTGGCGAGATTTCATATGATGTTAGACTAGCTTTAGACAAGCTAGATGCTGATATTGGTTCTGTGAAATCAAAGCTTGACGGTCTTAAGAAGGATGGTTCCAACTTAGAAAAAGGTCTGGCTGTAGGCGCGAGTGCCGCCGCCTCAATGTTGCTTTTAGATAAAGCCATAGGACTTGTCTCAAGCTCAATTGGTGGAGCCGTAAGGCGTGTAGACACGCTGAATAACGCCGCTCGTGTGTTCCGAGCAATGGGACAATCTGGTGAACAAGTTTCCGCATCGATGAAGCAGCTTGAAGCTGATATTAAAGGGCTACCTACATCTCTTGACGAAGCTGTAAGAGGTGTGCAACGTCTTGTCGCTGTTTCTGGTTCAATGGTTGCTGGAGAGCAAGCATTTAAGGCTATAAATGACGCTATTCTAGCATTCGGCGGCTCAAGTGCTATGGTGGATAATGCTATAACACAGCTCTCGCAGGATTTTGGACGTGGCGCTGTTCAAGCTCAAACGTTTAATTCATTACTAAACTCAGGAATGACACCTGTTTTGCAGGCAATTGCAAAAGAGATGGGCGTTACTATGGGCTCACTCAAGGAGCTGGGAAGCGAGGGCAAGTTATCTGCTGAGCAACTCACTCAAAAGCTTATAGAACTAGACCACAATGGGGGTGGAGGTCTTGAATCTCTTGATTCAATGGCAGAAAAAGCGACTGGCGGTCTTCAGACCTCATTTACGAATATGCAAACTGCTGTTGCTCGAGGAATGGCTAATCTTATTCAAGGATTAGGAGCAAGCAATATTGGAGCAATTTTAGCCGGAGTTGGCGCAGGAATAGAGACCGTGTTAAACGCAGTAGGAGGACTAGCTGGTGCTGTTGGTGCGTTATTAGCACCATTTAGCGGTGTTATACAGGTCGCAGGTTCAGGAATCGTAACATTCGCACTTGTTGCTGGCGGATTATTTGTATTGCAAAAAGGATTCCTACTAGCTCGAGCGGCTATGATAGCATTTTCAAGCCACCCAATTATAGCAGTACTGTCTGCAATCGCTGCGGGTGCGGTGATGGCGGCACAAGCGTTTGGTATGCTTGGTTCTGCGGCTGGTGGTAGCGGAGAGAGCGCTGAGAGTCTAAAATCTCAATTGGCGAGCGTTGATGCTCAAATTGCACTATTAGAAAAATCTGCTGGTGGTTCGTCTAAAGGCATGGATAAGGCGGCAAAATCTGCTAAAAAACTTACTAAGGAGTTAGACAAACTAGAGGCTCAGGCAGCTAAAATATGGCGAGATTATAGCCGAGACTTAAATGACATCCGCGTCAAACATGAAGAAACAATTAAGGACCTAACTAAACAAATTGCTGAAGAAAACGCCAACTATGACGCTGAAATAGCCAAACGCTCTGCTTCATTTAGGAAATCTCAAGTCGAGGAAATCAGAGAGCACGAAAGCAAGGTTCAGGCTCTAACAAATCAGATTAGGTTTTTGCAAAACTTTAATAACTCTTATAACGCTCAGAAGCTCACTGAGTTACAATTCGCATTGGACAAAGAGCAGGCACTATATGATGCACAATTTGCGGCAAATCAAGAGAAATTAAACGCTGAAAATAACGCAGACAAACTCAAAAGAGATCAGAAACTTGCTGACTTACAACAACAGCTTAATACTGAATTAGCATTCCAGAATAAACACCGTGCCGATTTAGCTAGTGTTCAAAATATGATTAAGCTTGATGAGATTGAAAGCCTCAAAGAGCGACGCGACGAACAATTAGCTACACTTCAACAACAAAAACAAGACGCTCTATCTAATAACGCCGAAACAAATGCGGGTATTCTTGCAAATAACGGAGAGACCTTAGAGAAGCTGAAAAAACAGAGAGAAGAATTAAATAATAAACTGAAGACGCTCGATCAGCAACAGGCAGATGACGCAGAATATACGTTCAAAAACTTCATAGATGATATGGCGCGAGCAATTGTTGACTTCTTCGATTTTGGAAGTGGTCGATTCTGGAAGCCAATGCGCGAATCTCTAGGTCAATTTAGCTCTTGGGCGGCAGACATTGGAGTTAAAGTTTGGAATGGTGCTGTGAGTATCGGTAAAGGCTTGATAAACGGTCTGATAGCGCAAATCGAGAGGGTCATAAACAAGCCTATAGATCTATTAAATGGAGCCTTAAATATCATCAATAAGATTCCTAACGTTCACATACCTAACATTCAGAGGTTTAGTCTTCCAAGGCTAGCAAAGGGTGGCGTTTTGACTACAGCTACACCTGTTATTGCTGGTGAATATTTAGGAGCTAAGGCTAACCCAGAAATCGTTACACCGCAAAAGATTATGGCAGATACGTTTACTAAAGTACTAAAAGAAACTAACGCGCAGCCATCACAACAAATCACCATCAATGTGAGCGGTGTATTCGCAACTTCTCCTGACGAGAGGCGAAAAGTTGCTGACCAAATTATGCAGGCGTTTGAACAGAGCCAGAAAGCGAGGTTCGCATGAAAGAGATGACATTAACCGATTCTACAACTTCAAAAACTTGGAATCATGAATACATTTCAAGCCCATTTTCTGAGAATTCTAATTTTGGAGAGACAGACGTTACTGTTTTGTCGGGAAATGTATATACAGACTACGTTTATCGCAAAAGAGTTTGGACTAATATTTTTGGGCATTTAACAACAGATGAGTTCGCTGAATTGTGGGGCTTTATTCAAAGGCAATATACGACTAATAGATATCCGTTGCTTACATTATCTGACGGCTCAGCTACTAATGTCCCAGTGAAGATTTCTATCAGTAAAAAAGACGTCATAAACCTGTGCGGTAATGTAGAAGGTATTACTTTAACAATGGTTGAAACTGGGCAGAACTTGGGACAATAAAATGTTAGTTACTAGCGATAGATTTAAGAAACTAGCGAAATCTTGGGTCAGACCGCTCACGTGGCGCGTTGCTATGGCGTGGGACAAAACTCGAAACGAAAATATCTCATGGGGAGTATACGACCAATCGACATATGGAGGCGGTGATTTATATGCGTCAGATATCGCAAGTCAACCACCTGTTCAGATATGGGACACCTATGCATACACAGATATCTCAAATAGGATTAAATCGATTGCAGTTAATCGTTCCGTTGAGTTCCCGTATTCAGTACAGTCAGCGATTGCTGATTTTGAATTAGCTAATCACGACGGATATTTTGTGCCGTATTCAAAGAGTCCAATTGCAAAATATATTAAACCAAACATTCCGACACGAGCGTGGCTCGGATTTGGTGAAGAAAATGTACCACAATTTGTGGGACTTACTAATATGCTACCTGACGCAGAGCCAGGGAAAGCAGAAGCCTCAGTTTCGGCTTTTGATTTTCTTAATTGGGCGCTATCTCAGCCTTTGCCTGAATTGCCACCAATGGCTTATAAGAAAACAGACTATATTTTAACTGAGATATTCAAAGGTTTAGGGTTTGCATCTCATCAGTTTACTTTTTCAGGGGCAACAAATATTATCCCTATATTTTTCCCGAACAAAAACGATTCGTTAGCTGATATTGTTAAAAAATTAGTTCAAGCTGAGAACGGCAGGTTATGGCAAGATGAGGAAGGATTAATAAGATTCAAAGGGCGCGGCTCTGATGTCGCAGAAAACATTCATTATGAACTAAATAATGATAACGTCATATCGATAACACCCTCGAAGAATTCAGGCATTGTTAATCACGTTAAAATTAAAACACCTATTCGTGTTATCGCACCGTATCAGATGGTTGCAGAAAAGACCTCAAGTGGTAAAAATACTGATAACCTTTGGGTTGTAAAACGTGGACTACCAATTGTACGTGAAGTTAGTTTGTCTGACCCGTGTGCTGATTTAATTGAGCCAAAATTGGGCGAGAATGCTGATGTATCATGGTTCACAGCAAAAACCGCTAACGGCGTCGAGGTCGATCGAGGCGTGAAATGCTCGCTAAAGTTAACACCTAGCAAAGCGATATTAACCTTTACGAGTGATTTATTTTATCCTGTTGAAATCGACCGTGTATTTTTGTGGGGCGAGCCATCAAAGCAAATTGATGAACTAGACTATGAAGCCTTTGACGACAACTGGAGCGATGATGAAGATTATCTTCTAGAAATAAATGACAACCCATTTTTTGGAAACTATGAAAACGCAAGAGCATTCACACAGTCAGTATTTAGAGGCTATGCGACGTATAGCCCGATGCTGGAGTTAGAGGTAAAAGGCTCTCCAGCGATGCAGATAGGAGACTCAATTAAGCTCGATACTCGATTGGCGAGCGGGGTTTATCAAATTATCGCAATATCTCAGAAGCTGAGCGACAGCAAATTAACTACTAAATTGAAGGTCAGAAAGACTAAAGTTTATATGTTTGCGCAATATGACAGATCAGTCTATAACGGAGAGGAAGTGTACGCATTCTAATGAAAGAAGTTCTAAAATTAAAAGGTTCAACTATTATCTCATCGATCACTGGACAACTACGAATCGAGGAAGGTTCGGGCAGGTTAGTTATTTATGACCCCGTAAATCGCAGGGAACTCGTGGTGCTGGATGGGAGTGGTCTGTTGTTTTCTGACGGAGCATATAAGCGTATTAAAATCGGTGCTTACGCTACTAGGGTTGGTCTTTGGGTAAGCAAAGAAGGCAAAGACGTTATAGAGCTTTTGGAGCAAGCATGATAAAAGACTTTGTATTATCTAGTGACTATCCGATCGACCAGGTGATTTATCGTAGCGATACTATACCAGTACCAGTCAACGCGCATGATTATAACGACATAACAATACCAAATACTTACGGCTCTGCGTTTTTGCCGATAGCACAATTTTCGACTTCTAGCGATTTTTCGCAAAATGCATTCGAGGTGAATACTAGCGGGTTCAATAATAGAGGTGAGTATCAGTATTTGTCATACGTTCGTGTGGATAATAATTTAATCCATATAAGCACGTCAAATAGAACCGACACTGCTGCTACGTTTTATTTCCGAATCATAGGGTTCGCTTTAGAACCTCATCGAAAAGCCTCATTCACAAGTCATTATCACGACATGACTTTTAATACCGACAATAATCAGCTAAAGCTATACAAGGCTGGAACTGTGTTTGTTAATACTAACGAAGAAATTCGGATTGTACATAACCTTGGATATAAACCACTAGTCCTCTTATGGTTGGAGCAGAACGGACAGATAAGCTCTTTGTCTTATGCATCGCTAGAGTTGTGGGCTAACAGTGGATATAGTGCGTTCGTAGATAAGACTGCACTAACATTGTCATATAGAGAAGAGTTTTTTAACACGACTATAAAATATCACTATAGGATGTACGCTGATGAATAATTATCCAGACGATTTTAATATTAGTAGCGATTACGCAACTATCAGTGCTACTGGTGGAAGTATTATGAGTTTTACTCTACCTGGTGGCATATCGATAGCAAGCAATACTGTGTATTTTCAAAAACAAGAGATTAATATGACTAACGTTGGGATTTTAAGATTACTAGTCAGCACCTCTACAAATCCAGACAGAGCTATCACGGCGTCTAAAATAGATTTTGTAAGGACTTTTGCGGTTTCAGGCGGCGGCACAACACCTACTTCTGTACTTATTTCTGGCTGGCGCGAATCAAAAAATAAAATAGTGTGTGCGCTATCAATATTTAATCCGTACGATACTTCTATTATTAATCAGAATGCGACAGAGACGTTTTATATAGACGTACGGACTATGACATTCCCGTATTAGATAACGACAAGAAATCATAATTTATATTATGAACGAAAAACCAGAAGTATCAGCAAAAGAATTCGGAGCATTAGAAGCAGACGTCAGACACATCAAAGAGGGTGTAGACAAACATACTATTACTCTAGAACGAATTGAAAATATCGCACAAGCGAATGTTACTCAATCACAACTTAAAACATACATAGCAGAACACGAAAAGGAATCAGAAGAAAAATACGTCAAACGCACAGAAATTGAAGGTGTGATGAATTTTTGGAGCCTGGTAACAAGCAACCTAGCGAAATTATTCGCAATTGCACTTGTAGGCTTGGCGATTTATGCAACCAATAACCTTATCCAGCAAAATAAAGCTGTTACGGAATTAAAAGAAGAAGTTCAACAAACAGTAAGGAGGAAATAATATGATAGAAAAAGCACTAGCTTGGTTCTACGCACGTAAAGGTCGGGTTTCTTATTCAATGGAGAATCGGAATGGTCCAGATTCATACGACTGCTCAAGCTCTGTATATCACGCTCTAAAAGAAGCAGGTCTTTTACCTGCTAGTTACTGGATTGGCAATACAGACACACTATTCGACGCACTAGAAAAGAACGGTTGGGTGCGACTACCTGAAGACGCTAACGGCGAAGCGGACACACAACGCGGAGATATCTTTATTTGGGGTATTCGTGGCAATTCTGGGGGTGCATTGGGTCATACAGGAATGTTTGTGGACGCAGATAACGTAATTAACTGTCGCTATCAGGCAGGTATTGTAATAGACAATCACGACTGGCTCTGGAGTGCGTCAGGATATCCACCATATGCATTTTACAGGTATGTAGGCAAACCAAAAGAAGCTAAGCGTGTGGCACTTCCTGAAGTCTATTATGCAGATGAAGTAGCAACTGTATTCGATTTACGACAAATTAGATGTAACCGATTGATTGATGAGTTCGATTGGGAGGACAACGGCGTACCCGTTTCTGTGGCCGTAAAGACAGACAAAGACGGCTACTTACTGGACGGTGAGCTTAATACAGGAGATTACTTCCGAATTGTCGGTGGTACAGAGGTATTAGACGAAACTACCGAAAACGGAAAGAGATATCTACAGCTAAAAATGGCAGATGACGGCATTTGGGTGTTAGCGGAGCGAGTACGTGAATTAGCGAATGGGGACGCAGGCACACCACGACCAGAAAGGCGACCTCATCCACAACCAGCTCCAAAGACACCAGAGTTACAACAGACACCTCAAATCAAAGAAAAACCGCAGGAGCAACCGCTAGCACCACAACCTACAAACGAAGACGTTATGAGGTCTATCGGCAAATTAAGCCAAGATATCGCTAAGAACAAAAGCCTATTAGAGAAGATTATCGATTTTCTGATGAGTATTTTTAAGTTTAAGAAATAAGGAGGAGCTATGAAACTAAAAGCATTAAAGAACATTGACTATAAAGACGTGGCTATTCGTGCTGGATGGACATTTGTGCAGACGTTTATCGCAACATTTTTGCTGGCTGGCGTAAATCTAGTGAACTTACTATTCGCGGCGAGTTGGCACGAATTATACGCCTTAACGATGGCTACCGCGTTATCTGCAATCGCAGCTGGATTATCTGCCGCTAAGACTATTATTCTAGACTTGGTGCGACAGATGAAAGAAGCCGTTGAATAATTCAGAGAGAGCTCTGTAATCCTATAAAAACTACTACTTTTGATCGAGGGTAGTTTTTTATTTGGTAAAATTAAACTGTGTTAAAACGTATTATCATTAGACTTTATAAAGAATACCGCTATATATTTTACGGGAAGTAAGTTTTCCACAGGTTCACCAAAAAATCTCTGACTTTTTTCATAAGAACCCTTGCAATTAGCTAACTAGTTTGCTATAATAAAGACAGTGGTAAGGGGATTACCAGAACATTGACAATCAGGCGGCTAGAAAGGAGAAAGCTATGAAGATAGTATTCTGGAAGTTCGAAATTGAATTCCAAATAGAAATCGCCCTCCGAAAAAGGCGATAACAAAATTACAATTAGACTATAGCACATCCTAAAATAAAAATCAAACACCCCTTACCACCCGCCTGATAGAAAGGAAATTGGCAAAATGTCAATGAAATCACAAAACATCACAGAATTAAGCGAGGCTGAGTTTATTTACGAACTTACTCGCGAAAATAGCAGAGTAAATAAAAGCCCTCTACAATGGACACACGACTGGCTGAAGGCGCACGGAGCCAGCACTAAGCCCCTGGATAGTCTTGGTGATTGGAGCGGTGCGACAAATCGAGCTGACGCCTTATTAGAGCGTAAAGCGGATATCATCGGTTGTATTAACGCTATTATTGGAGCTAAACGTTCGTTTGGTGGTCGAAAATCTTCAAGTAATATGACACCTGAGCAACGCCGCGAGCGTGCTAAAAAGGCAGCGGCTGCAAGTGCCGCGGCACGAGCTAAAAAAGTCTAAGAAAAATTATCTTAACTCTCAATCCGCCCTCTGAAAATGGGGGCGGATTTTTGATGCTCACGATAAAACCTCAAAATTATATCCATGGATAAATCAAATTTGAATAAGGTCTTTATTTGGTCATCAATTCCAAATATAAATCGACTTCATAAACAGCCAAATGGAAATACTGTTCGAGAAAATGGCGTCGCTGTTTTTACGCCTAGCATAATTTGGCACTACTCAAAAAACTACGAACTGAAAGGTAAGCACCCGTTCAGCCTCATTTTATGTACATTAGAGCCAAGCGAAATCATTATTGACGAATTCTTAGATTCTATAGCAGAAAATATTGACGAGGAGCTTTTAAGCAATGTCTTTGCAGAAGAGTTTTCGCCAATGATATTACCAACAGGTGATTTATTTAAGGAGGAAAAATGAGCTTACCACATCCGAACATAGTGTTCACGCCGCTAACAACAATCACGGCTCAAGACCACAACAATCAAATGGCTAATGTAGCGTCTTTAGCTGACGGCACTGGAGTAAATGACGGAGCTATTGTTGGTAGCAAGTTGAAGAATTCAACGGTTACAGCCGACAAGATAGACTTTACGACTATGCCAGATAATAAATACACGACTACTGAGGTAGATACTGGTAAAAAATGGATAAATGGCAAGACTATCTATCAAAAGACTTTTATAATGGGTGGACTCGGTTTAGCTACTACAATTAAAAAGCCACACAACATTTCTAATTTAGATTTAGTGATTAGAATTCAGGGTATTGCTAAAGAAAATTCAATTGGTGCGACAATTAACTTGCCGCATGCTGCTGACCAACAAGCTTATACAGTGACAGTTTATGCTGATAACACAAACGTAAATATTCAAACATATGCTGATCAGCGCGGCTATGCTCAAGCTTATGTGACTCTATGGTACACGAAAAAATAACTAGATTTAACCGATTGCTATCCAATTAACATAGTACGTACCTAGAAGTTGAGCGCCATCAAATCGACGACATCGAGCCGTAAATGAGGTATTCGTAACCCCTACAGCACTAAAAGCACAGCCTCCCCAAGAAGCATTTGGCTTATCCGTCCAGCCATCACCAGGTTGCCCATACCCACCAAAACTACAAACTACAGTAGGAATTGTTTTGAATTGTTTTGGAAAAGTGATTTGAATAGTAGCCTCGAGGGCGTTTGATGGTACATTGAGCATCGCTACGCCACACTGTACATTCACAGGCTTGTCAGTAGTCGTATTATTTCGCTTTACTTTTACTTTTTCTGCGAGCGGCATAGTCGTAAAGTCTATCTTGTGAGTATTGACTTTTACGCTAGAGTTTGCTAATATAAGAGCATATCAGATACGCATTTGATAACCTCGGTCGTTTTTGGCTGAGGTTTTCTTTGTCTAAAAATAACCTCTTACTCAAAATCGATAAATCGTGAAAAATCTGTCAAGAGTTTTGCACCAAATTCTTACACTTTTTTCACAAAAATAAAATTTCACCTGTGGAAAATGAAGGTGCTAGTTTTTCATTGGCTTAAAGAGAGGGTAAAAATGGGGAAAATTGTTCATATTTCTGAGATTAAAACGCCATTGACAGAAGCCATTAAGAAATGGAGAGCTGACAATGTATGATTTTGACAAACAACAGATAATCGAGCCGAAGCGCCAGTTTACAGGCGTTTGGTTACCGAGAGAAGTCTTAGAAGACGAGAGGCTGAAGGGTACAGAAAAAATCCTTTACGCTGAAATAGCAAGTTTTGGTGAAAAGGGATGCTGGAAAAAGTCAGAGGAGCTTATGTCATTAACAGGCATGCGCACGTCTGCTTTTCAAGCGTCATGTCGAAGGTTGGTAGAGTTTGGCTATATCACACAATCGCGTGAATATGGTCGGATGGTTCGTCGGTCTAATATAGGTTTTTTGGCGGATCCAGAAAGTCATCCCGTTGAAAAACAACGTGTTCATCCCGTTGAAAAACAACGTGTTCATCCCGTTGAAAAACAACGTGTTCATATAGATAACACTAAGAATAATATTAATAGTGAAGTTAGTAAAAAACTATTAGACCTACTAAACGAAAAAACCAAACGTAATTTCAGAATACTTCCACGAGGCTACAAAGAAACCTTGAAGAAGTTCTCGTTAGAAGAAATCGGTAAAGCACTAGACGTACTCGTTGAAGATGATTGGCACTCAAAGAAGATTAACGAATTAAAAAGCGACTATCTGCTCAGAGCCTCCACGATAGACAACATGCTCTCAAAGCGAAAAAAGCAGCCTGAAGGCATGGCAGACCTAGACGAGTTGATGGGAGATGGTTCATGGATGGCTTAGAAATCGATTTAGAGGACTTCTCAGAGGGTTTTGTGGCAGAAACGATAAAATACCACAATGAAGCCGTAAAGTCGCTCAGAAACGATTACACGACGTTACAGGGCATATCTAACATCAATCACAATGTCGACAAATACGAAGAGCTATTCGAAACAGTCGAAAACAAAGCAAATTGGCATAAATCAAAAATCAGGGAGATACTACGTGGACAATTTAACCTATCTTAAATCTAAAATCGACACACTGAAGTCGAACGACCGACTAGACCTTTACGAATATGTGCTTGGAGCGTCTGCTAAAACTGCGAAATCCGCAGCAGCAGAGCTCGAATTCACGATGATGGCAGACTATCACGACGAAATCGAAGAACGCATGAAAAACTGGGGTAAAATCATCGGATTAAGAACAGGAAACTGGGTGCTTGACCGTATGACAATGGGATTAGCGCCAGGGGAGCTTACTGTTATCGGTGGAGCCACAAGTAATGGTAAAACAGCTCTGAGCATGAATATCGCGGCAAATGTCGCTAAGCAAAACAAATCTGTTCTGTTCGTTACTTTGGAAATGACTCACGGCGAAGCAGGTGTGCGATTTAGAAAAATACTTGGAGAAACAGAATACGAAAAGTGTGCGGCTGGCATATTTTTCCAAAAAAACGATGAATTAAGCTGGCACTCAATTGACGGATTGGTCCGAAAAGCTAAAGAAGAAGCCAATTGTGAACTGGTCGTGATTGATCACCTTCATTACTTTACGCGAGAAATCCAAAACGTCGCTGAAGAATTGGGAAATATAACAAAAGAACTAAAGAAGAACGCAATCAGGCATCAGATTCCTATCATTCTAATCAGTCATACACGAAAAGCACCAGACAGCCATACACGAAAGACTGGAATAAACGACTTGCGAGGCTCGAGCTATATTGCGCAAGACGCGGATATCGTCTTAATGGTTGAACGAAATATGAAAGATTTTCCGAATGATATCATCGTTACTTTAGAGAAAAACCGCAACAGGTACGGTTGTAAAGTTGGCACATCTTACCATTTTGAATTTAGGGAGCTTAAGGTGATTGAACCAGCTAGAAATAGTAGGTTCGACACGTAGGACTTTGTGAATTTTACACTATGCAGACACGGCTAGACATGGCAAAATTAAATAAGAAATAGCCATATCTACTGCCGAGTTGACGACCGTGTGGGTGGTCTGAAAGCAACACTAGTTGGGCACCTCAAAATCCTACATTTTAACTTAAATTGTGGGAGAATTATGGATAAAAGTACTACGTTGGAGCGTGCGTTGTTTTACTTTGTGAAACATAAAGAAGCACACGGAAAAGCCACCAATACGACAAAAGCAACTTACATTTGTATTCTTGAAGACTTTATCAAATCGATAAAAGCCGATACGGTTAGCGACTTAGATATTTTGATGATTGATAACTTTATCGACACCTTATCTTTGAAAAGCTACAAGCCGAAAACTATCAAAAATAAAATTGTAGTCATTAGAAGTTTTATCAAATTTTTATATGCCAAAAACCTTATAGACATCAGACCTGAGGCAATTGAAATACCAAGAACCGTTGAAGTCGAGGCTAATTTTTTAGATGAAGAAGAACAATGTGCTCTGATAAAATCAGCTAGAAATCTAAGAGATAAAGCCTTGATTATGACTATATTAAGCAGTGGATTGCGAGCCTCTGAAATCTTAAATCTCAAGGAGGATGATTTATACAGAAGATCCCTTATAGTTTCTAGAGGAAAAGGCGGAAAGCCAAGAGTAACGTTTATCGATCCTCTAACTGAAAAGTCTATTAGAGAATATCATCACAAAAGAGAAGCAGACTCTGTTTTTGTCTTTACAAACTCTTTTGGAAAGCCTCTAAGCCGACAATATCTCTCAAGAATGATATCTGAAACCGCTCTTAGAGCTGGGATTAAAAAGAGAGTAAGCGCGCACACTTTAAGACATAGTTTCGCTACTAATATGTTACGAAAAGGAGCAAGAATTGAAGACGTCCAGCCTTTAATGGGGCATTCTAACATCTCGACTACCAGATTGTACATGCATTTTACTAATGAATATTTAAGAGAACGCTACGATATGTTCAATAAAGATATTGACAAAACGCTCGCGGTTTGCTAA